AAGCTACGCAAGTTTACTGAGCGTCACTTTACTTCCAGCAATCAAAGCGCTCTGGGGTTTTATCGGTGACTTCCTAGTTCCAATCTTTAAGCTGACATTAACTCCAGTCATAACAGGCATAACAACAGTATTTAAAAATCTAAAAGATTTCGTCGAGGAAAATAACGCCGTATTCTCATTTTTCGGCGCTGTAATAGGCGTAATCGGCGGAGCTGCAAAGTTATTAGCACCTATCATCGGTACGACTTTGGGAGCAGCTTTTAAAGGGGTTTCGATAGTTATTGACGCGGTTAGCTTGGCAATCTCTGGCGTCGTTGCAGCTATCAACTTAGCAATCGACGCGGTTAACTTACTGATTCGCGGCTATAACATCGTTAACAATATTAAGCCCGGATCGAAAGATTTATCGCTTATTCCAGAAATTAACTTAAGTTCAGGCGCTAAAAATGCCAGCGTTACACCGACAACAGCCGCGGCAATCAAGGCTCAAATTCAGAAAGAAGCTGGCAGCGTATCGGCTCAAGTAGCAAAAGAAACGGCAGCCATTACTAAGGAAGCGGTTAAAACAGCGGTAAAGGTAGCAATTCCTACGGACGCGTCGAATAACCTATTAACTGGCTTAGGCGGCACTACTGGAAACATCGGAGAAGCTGCGTTCAGAATTCGTCAAATGGAAGCGGGCATTACACCGACTACGACTATTAACGTCAACGTTTCAGGCGCGATCGATTCTGAGGGTACAGCTCGAACAATCGTTAACACGCTAAACGATAGTTTTTATCGCGGCACTAACGGCGCTCAAGGGTTCCAGTTCGCATGACCGTATTCAACCCAATCTGGCGCGTTAAAATTCAGGGCGTCGAATATACGACATACGTTCTCGCAAATCTGACTATTACTAGCGGTCGAACAAATATTTATCAACAGGCTCAGGCGGGCTATTGTAATTTACAGCTGATAAACCTTAATCAGGCAATCGTCAACATAAACATAAACGACTCAGTTTCGATCGAGTTAAAGGATTCGACTAACACGTTCGTCCCTATTTTCGGCGGTACAGTCGTCGATTTCGGAATCGAAGTTTCAACAGCTGGTAACGTCGCAATCAATCAAACTTTAAACATAACAGCGCTAGGAGCTCTAAGCCGCTTACCTAAAGCGCTAACCGACGGAATTCTGGCTAAGGATTTTGACGGCGATCAAATTTGGGAAATCTTACAAGATTTACTATTAGACAACTGGGGCGAAGTTCCACCGGCGGAACAATGGCAGAACTACAATCCGACTGAAACATGGGCAACAGCTGCGAACGTGGGATTAGGTCAAATCGATCGACCAGGCAATTATGAACTCGACGCGAGATCAGCCGATCGCACCGACGTTTATTCGCTAGTTTCAGCGCTTGCCACTAGCGGACTAGGTTACATTTACGAGGACGCGAGCGGGCTTATCAGTTACGCCGATTCGACTCATAGGTCGATCGAATTAGCCACTAACGGTTATACAGATTTAACCGCTAACCATGCGCTATTTAACGGGCTAAAAATTCAGACTCGAGCTGGTGACGTCCGTAATGACATAACCATAAAATATAAGGCTAACGGCTCTAGTGAAGTAAGCGCCGAGGATATTGCGTCGGTCGAGCAATTCGGTCGCTTAGCTCAGATCATTACTACCACACTCGATAAAACGGTGGACGCTCAAGCTCAAGCCGATTTTTACTTAACGCTAAGAGCTACGCCTCAAGCGAACTTCACGTCGATCACTTACCAGCTGACAAATCCCGAGTTAGACGACGCGGATCGCGATTCGCTAATCAAGGTATTCATGGGCTTACCGCTGCGAATTAGCGACTTACCGCCAAACATGGCTGCGGGTACGTTTCTAGGATTCGTCGAGGGCTGGACGTTTAAGGCTGCCTATAATGAAATAGCTGTAACTCTTAATCTTTCGCCGATTAGTTATTCACTTCAAGCTATGAAGTGGGAGCAAGTTCCTATCGCGGAATCGTGGAATACTATAACCGGGTCGCTAACGTGGGAAACCGCGTTAGTCGTGGCATAAGGAGAAAACATGACAAATCCAACGAGCAATTTCGGCTGGCAAATGCCAACGCCGACGGACTTAGTTACTGACTTACCAGCTGATTTTGAGGTATTCGGTCAGGCGGTCGATACATCTATGGCTGATCTCAAAGGCGGCACGACTGGTCAAATCCTATCAAAGGCTACAAATGCCGACATGGATTTCACATGGATTACTAACGACGTCGGCGATATAACAGCTGTAAACGTAACCGCACCGATTACCGGTGGCGGCACTTCGGGCGCTGTAACTATTGGAATTAACTCAGCTACAACAAGCGTCGCGGGTGCGGTACAACTAAGCGATTCGACTTCGACGACTTCAAGCGTTCTAGCTTCGACTCCGACAGCTACTAAAGCGGCTTACGATTTGGCTAATACAGCAAATACGACAGCAAACGGAGCAATTCCAGCGACAACAGTAACAACAGCGGGCGACATAATTTACCGAAACGCAACAGTTCCAACACGTTTAGGAATTGGCACAGCTGGTCAAGTGTTAGCGGTTAATAGTGGCGCAACAGCTCCAGAGTGGAAAACAATCCCGGCGGGTGGAAAAGTTTTACAGGTGGTTCAAGGCACTACTCAAACAGCAGCTTCAACGACAAGCGCGAGCTATTCGGATACAAACTTAACGGCAACGATTACACCAAGTTCAGCGTCAAGTAAAATTTTGGTAATGGTAATGCAAGCCATGAAATCAGCTGCGAGCGGCGCTGCTTCAAATGGTTTTTTCATTAAACTTTTTAGAGGTGCGACAGCAATTACAGGTGAAACTTCGGCAAATTATAATTTCTTTTATCTTTCAACTGGAAACCCAGTTACTTACGATCAAAGAACGCTAATTTCAATTCACTACCTAGATTCACCAGCTACAACCAGCGCGACAACTTACAAAACACAACAAGCAAACTATTCTGGAACGACAACGGCTCAATATGACGGAACAATGAGCACGATTATTCTCATGGAAATTGGTGCATAATGGAACATAACCAAATTATCAAAGCTTTAGAGGACTTAGGTGCTAAAGAGTGGACTCTTATTGGCGACGATATTGCGGACATCGTTTGGCTGACAGATGAAAAGAAAACTAAAGCCCAGATCGAAAAGGCTATCGCTAATCCATTACCAGCTAAAGAATTAACGATCGACGAAAAGTTAGCGTCGGTCGGTTTATCGGTAAACGATTTGAAAGCAGCTCTCGGAATCTAAATGAAACTCACGAGCTATAACGGGTGGGAAGCTTCGGCTAAACCTGAGTCGATCCATGTCAAGTCTTACGCAATACCGGGGACGACTTTAAAAATTCGTTGCGCCGAAGCTGTCGCACCTTTGATCGTTGGATTTTGCAAAGAATTTAACGAGCTAATCGAACCGATCGACGGTGGACAACTCGACGACTGGGGCTACGCATTTCGCAACGTTCGCGGGTCAACCGATCGGCTATCAAATCACGCGTCGGGAACAGCGATCGATCTAAACGCGACTAAGCACGTTCTCGGAAAGATTGGAACCTTTCCAGCTGAGAAAGTTCCAATGATTCGCGCACTCGCTAAGAAATACGGTTTATTTTGGGGCGGCGATTACAAGAATCGTCCAGACGAAATGCACTTTGAAATAAACGTAAGCCCAAAAAAAGTCTCAGAGCTAATCAAGGCGCTGGGGTTAGGAGAAAAGTAATGAAAGAGCTAAAGGCTATGGCTGCTAGTTATGGACGATCAGCGCTCGCAGGAGCGTTAGCCGTTTACATGACAGGCGAAACCGATCCCAAAAAATTGGCGTATGGGTTTCTCGCTGGCGTCGTTCCGCTACTAATGCGTTACCTGAATCCTAAAGACGTTACGTTCGGCGCAAAATCGAGTGAACGCTAACGACTGGGCTGCTATGGGCGTGGCTATGGTCACGCTCTTAGTGGCATTTATGACGGGTATTCGATACCTAGTTAAGTATTATTTAAGCGAACTGCGCCCGAATAGTGGGTCAAGCGTAAAGGATCAAATTTCGCGGCTGGAAAAGCGCGTTGACGAAATTTATAGCTTGATAATTAGCAATTCGACACGCCGTTAATTAGGCGTAAGGCTTGAAATTGTCAGACATTTAGTTCACCCTATAACTAGGGAGCGAATAAGTCGCACCCGGAATCGGGAGCTAAAATGTTTACAGTATTGGAAATGGCGGGAGCTGTATTTCTCGCAAGTGTCGGCTGGTTTCTAGTCGGCTGGACTATCGGTTACAAAGAGGGCGTGAAAGACGGATTTAATCGCGGTCGAGCCGCCGGACTTCGTGCCGCTACTGAGCGAGTGAGAAGTTACTAATGGCTATTCCACTAGAGGGTTACGAGTCCGTAGCTGAGCGCATAGAAAAATTCTGGGCTAAATATCCAAATGGTCGAATTGACGTAAAGATCGTATTTCAGGACGGGACTCGCTACATAGTCCAGACTGATATTTACAAGGAAATAACCGACGCATTACCGTTCGCGACAGATTTCGCCGAGGAAATTAGATCAAACGCTAATCGCTTTCCGCTCGAGAATTGTTCAACCTCAAGCATAGGTCGAAGTTTACACACCGGCGGACTTTCGAAATTTAGCGAGAATCAAAATCGCCCGTCCTTTGAGGAAATGAAGCGAGTCGAGCGACCAGTCGCTACGCCAGTAGCAGCAGCTAGCGAAGCATTACCTAACGGCTCTTATGATCCGTGGGACATGACTAAAGCCGTTGCGGAAATTGGCGGATTACTCACCGGGCGATCCTGTACGCATGGCGTCATGATTCGGAAAGAGGGAGTCGGGAAAACTGGAAAGCCTTATAAGGGCTGGGTTTGCCCGGACAATGTTCGGACATGTGCAACATGGGAGTAAACAAAATCACGCTTACGCGGGACGAGGAAGTTCAAGCGGCAGCCGCCGCGTTAACCTGTGAGTTTCGCGGTGAGGAAAATTTCTATTTCCATGACCAAGCTATGAGGGGCAACATACATGACTCGATCAAGCGTACAGCTGAAGCTTTCGGAGCTGAGATAGCAGCCGCTAAACTTATTACTTTAAAGGCTGGATACCAATTCGAGCAGCTAAGACATCTAGGTTCAAGCATGAAAAAACAGAATCCTGGTGGGTTAGTCAGCACAATCTAAATTCCATGGAAAATCTAAAGGAGTCAAACTATGGAAACCTTGAAATTTGAGTGCCGGCGCTGTAAGCGCGAAACGCTACAAGTCGAACGCATAGTGACCGACCTATTACCGCCGGGCGTTAAGACGCTCGAGTGTACGGTTTGCGGCGTAATGGGAGTTTGCCTAGTGGGTGAAACTAATGCCTAGTTACCTGTATCGCTGCGATCAATGTGGCGGCGAACTTGAGATCAATCACTCGATTCCAACTAACGGCGATCTAGCGCCTCTATGCTGTAGTTACCCCATGCTAAGGGTATTTAGTGCGCCAGCGATTATCTTTAAGGGTACGGGCTGGGGCAAAGATAAATGACAATAAAAATGAATTGTAATCTTTGCGGCGGTTTTGATGAGTGTGAATTAAATGGGACTTATATTAAAAGACACGAGTGTTTACACCCAAATATTATTCTGTTACAAATTGCCGACTCTCTAGCTTTAATAGCTGAAAGATTAAAAAATGACTAATGAACTTTACCGGACGACAGCAAACACTTATCTAGTCAGCTGTTGCGATGAGATTCAGTTCCTTTATATATGCGTAAAGTGTGAGGAACACATGGGCTGCTATAATTGTGATTTTGATTTAGCGAAAGCTCATGACTGTAATGAATAGTTATCCACAGTTAATAAAAGTTATCCACAGCCTGTGGGAATCGCCCAAGATCACGCTCAATGTTGCGCGGTATTTGACTCACTCGGTACGATCAACTCTCTCGACGAGAGCCCCACGGGGGGCGAGCTCGCGGCGAGTCCTACTATCGGGCGTACTATGTTTAGCGTGGGCTATACCGAGTCCTACATGGGCTAGTTCTATAATATCTAAAGATAACTACAAGCTTTACTTACATAGCCGATTAGTTAGTGATAGTCAATACCAATGCGCTTATGCGCTTTACATGAAGGAATCTAGGTTCGATAGTCGAGCCGTTAACGGTAGTCATTACGGTATTCCTCAGCTGCGTAATAAGAAGCTAAAGAACTTAGACGGTTATACTCAAATCGATTGGGGTATCCGGTATATCGCTCACAGATATAAGGGCGACTATTGCCTAGCATGGCAACACTTCAAAGACAAGGGGTGGCACTAATGAAATCAGCTGTTGATAATGGAACGTCAAGTCAATGGGCAAAGATAAGGCAGCGAATACTTAAGCGGGACGGTTATTGTTGCCAACAATGCGGACAAGATAACGGAAAGTTACACGTTGACCACATAATACCGCGTAGGCTCGGTGGGACTGATAATGATCAGAATTTGCAAGTATTGTGCCAGAAGTGCAATTTGAGCAAAGGTGGTCGGTTTTTTGGTACAGCTTTAACAC